GCATTGCAATGGACTCAAATGAGTTCAAAAAGCGCGTAATTGCGGGCGAGTATCTTGATATTAAGCTGGAACCTGACGAATCAGGCAGCAATAACGACCAAATTAGCGCAACGATTGACAGAATTACCGGAATTCAAGCAACTGGAGAGCCGGAAGAGCTCTTTTTGTTGGAATTTCACGTCGATTTAGACATTGATGGCTACGAAGACGCTGATGAAAAGGGCAATGCGACTGGAATTAAGTTGCCTTACGTCGTAACCATGGACGAAAGTACCGGACAAATAGTTTCAGTGCGTCGAAATTGGAAAGAAGACGACGAATATAAGTGTCGGCGTGAATGTTTTGTGCATTACGTGCTTGTAGAAGGGCCGGGAGCCTACGGATTAGGCTTTGTGCACTTGATTGGCGGCCTTTCTAAGACTGCAACTGCTGCATTGCGTCAATTAATTGACGCTGGGACACTTTCTAACCTTCCTGCGGGCTTCAAGGCTAAAGGAGCCCGTATTGCAGCGGATGATGAGCCTATACAGCCGGGCGAGTGGCGGGATATTGACGCTGGTGGCGCGGAACTGGGCAGCTCTTTGCTGCCACTGCCGTATAAAGAGCCTAGCCAGACGCTATTTGCCCTCTTAGGCTTCACTGTGGACGCTGGTAAGCGCCTCGCAAGCATTGCAGACATGCAGGTAGGGGACGGCAACCAACAGGCCGCTGTGGGCACCACAATCGCTCTGCTAGAGCGTGGCTCTATGGTCATGTCGGCCATACACAAGCGCCTGTATTACGCCCAGACGCAAGAATTTGAGATGCTGTTCAAGGGATTCGGCGAGTTTCTGCCGGATGAGTACCCGTATGACGTGCCGGGAGCCTGTCGCAGCGTTAAAAGGGCTGACTTTGACAATATGGTCTCGGTCCTTCCTGTGGCCGATCCAAACATATTTTCTGCTGCTCAGCGCATTACGTTAGCTCAGACTCAGCTACAGTTGGCCCAGAGCGCGCCTCAGATGCACAATATGTACGAAGCGTACTATCGTGTGTATCAAGCGATGAACGTGCGGGACATCGACGGCATCTTGAAGGTCCAGACCAATCAGATGCCCAAGGACCCAGCCAGCGAGAACATTGACGCTGTGGATGGCAAGCAGCTTAAGGTTTATGCGGGCCAGCAGCATGATGCTCACATTGCGTCTCACCTGATGATGGGAATGTCCCCTTTGATACAAGCCAATCCTCTGGCTGCTTCAGAATTACAGAAGCACGTACTTGACCACGTTAAGATCAAGGCAGAAGAGGACGCTGAGGCAGAACTTTTCCAAGAATACGGTAACGATCCAGACCGTATGGTTTCTGACATGCAGCGTGAAGCATTGATTGCAATTAAGGTTTCTCAGTACATGATGGAAGCTAAGCAGATGCAGGCAGAGCTCTCTGGTCAAGGCCAAGCGGCACCTGATCCTGTGGTCCAGCTTAAGGAGCAGGAGCTCCAGCAGCGTGCGGCTAAGGACCAGATGGATGCACAGCTTAAGCAACAGAGTCTTTCTAACGAGCAGATGCGTATTCAGCAGAATGCAGAGGCCAGTCAAGATCGCATAGAGTCGCAAGAAAAGATCGCGGATCAGCGTGCTGAAGTGGCTCGGGAACGTATCTACGCTCCGAGAGGATAATAAAATGCCCTTAAAAAGAGGCAGTAGCCGTAAAACAATCGGAAAAAATATAGGTGAATTGGTTAAAACTTACGAAAAAAAGGGTAAGATAGGCACCAGTAAACCAAAGAGCAAAAAAGCAGCCCAAAAACAAGCGGTTGCAATAGCTTTGAGTAAAGCGGGTAAGTCGCGCAAAAAGCCTGTAAAGAAAAGTAAAGGCGGCGCGATAATGACTGTTAAGAAAAAAGACGGTAACAGACCCGTAAAGATATACTAAAGGCCTTCCAGATGGTGGCATTAAACCGTCTGCTCACATGGAAAAACGACCATGCTAGAGTTCGCCGAGCGCGTTCTTAAAGACATTAGAAAGCTAGAAAAGGACACAGAAGCGATTGTCTTGAATGGAACCGTAACTGATATGGAGCGGTATCGTTTCCTTATGGGCAGGTTGGAAGGTATTCGTTTGGTGGACAGTATTGTCCGCGAAGAGCTGAAGAAGTATAGCGACGATTAACCCCAACACAGGAGCCTATATGGAATCTGAGAAGAAGCTGACAGCACTAGAGGAAAGGTGGCAGCAAGAAAAGACTGTTGAAAAGTCTGGTCTTGATCGAGCCTACACGGATGACGGTAAGGTCGATGAAGAGAAATTGGCCGCTAGTGTTATCGACATGATCCCCCAGCCTACTGGATGGAGACTGGCTATTCTGCCTTATAGAGGAGCTAAGTCGACAAAAGGTGGGATTCTTTTTGCTGAAGAAACTAAAAAACGAACTGAATTGGCTACAAACGTAGGCTATGTCCTTAAAACGGGCGATTTAGCTTATGCGGATGAGTCAAAGTTTCCCTATGGTCCGTGGTGTAAAGAGGGCGATTGGGTGATTTTCGGCAGATACGCGGGGTCACGTATTCAGATAGATGGCGGGGAGATACGTCTTCTAAACGATGATGAAATTCTGGGGATTGTAAATGACCCAGAAGACATTCTGCACATGTAAGGAGAACGGAATGGGTCAAGAGAATAAGCAAGACGATCTTGAATTTGATATTGGCGAAGATGAGCAAGAGGCTACTGTAGACATGAACGAGGATGGCTCCGAGGCTAAACTTGTTGAAGAAGAGAAGCCTGAGATCGAAGAAGAGAAGTCGGAAGAGAAACAGGCTGCTCCTGATAGTGAGGAGCTGGATAACTATTCGGAAAAAGTTCAAAAACGAATAGACAAGCTCACAGCTAGGCTTAGAGAGCATCAGCGTCGTGAAGAAGCAGCTATTGAATATGCCAAAAATGTGCAGCAGACCAATGAGGAGCTTCAGAAGCAGTATGCTCAGACCAATACAGAGCGTATGGGAGAAGCCAAGGGGCGAATTGATACTCAGATACTAAGCCTTAAAAGCGTTATTAAAAAGGCCAAGGAAGAGGGTGATATTGAGACAGAAACTGAGGCACAACAAAGACTTACCCAAGCGATTTGGGAAAAGAACAATGTTGAGCAGGCAGAGAGGCAAGCAAAGAGCGCCCCTGCACAGGAGTCTCAGAGGATGCCTGAAGAGCTCTCAAAGCCTGTTTATCAGGTAGATGAGAAGGCTGAAGAGTGGGCAGGGCGTAATCCTTGGTTTGGTAAAAATATAGTGATGACGAGAACCGTAGAAGGAGTTCATACGGAGTTGGTCAAAAACGAAGGGTTTGACCCGACATCAGACGAGTATTATGATGAGATAGATCGAAGAATGAGAAACATTTTTCCTCAGGCATTCCAACCTCAACAGTCGGAAGAGCCTGCACAAACAAACAGAAGCAACCGGCCCGTGCAAACGGTTGCTCCTGCTACCCGGTCTTCCGGAGTCAATAGTTCAGCACGCCGCACGATCAAGTTGAAACCTAGTGAGGTTGCAATAGCGAAGAAACTAGGGGTGCCACTTGAAGAATATGCCAAATTTGTGAAGAGGTGAGAACATGAGCGACAAACCATCAGTTCCAAAGCTGTCCCGCAGCAAGCGTGACTCTGAGACCAGAGAAACCACTGCGCGTCGCAAACCATGGGCACCACCATCACGGCTTGATGCTCCCGAAGCTCCAGCAGGCTATAAGCACCGTTGGATCAGAAGGGAAACCGCAGGGGCCGATGACAGAATGAATGTCACTGCCAAGTTACGTGAAGGCTATGAGCTTGTAAGAGCCGACGAATACCCTGAGTTTCAGGGTAGCACCGTTGAGGACGGCAAGCATGCTGGCGTAATTGGAGTAGGGGACGTTGTTCTGGCTAGAATCCCTGAGGAAACCGCAGACGAGCGCCGCGCATATTATCAATCTCGCACCCATGATCAAATCAGGGCTGCTGACAATGATCTTATGAAGACTAACTCGCATAGTTCAATGAAGATCAATGCTCCTGAAAGGCAGTCAAAAGTAAGCGTCGGAGGGCCTAATAGGTCTAACGACTAAACTTTTTACTTTGTTAAAGGACATTTATCATGGCAAACGTAGACAAAGCATTTGGTTTGCGTCCTCTCGGTAATCTGTCTGCCTCTGGTTCTCAGAAGCAGTACGGTTACGAGATCGCAGATAACCAAGCAGGTGCTATTTATCAGGGTGACCTAGTTACTCTGAAAGATGGCTACATCTTGCAGTTTGACCCCGCATCTCACAGTGCAGCGGTAGGCGTGTTCAATGGTTGTAACTACATTGATCCAACCACGGGTAAGCCTACTTGGTCTAACTACTACCCCGGTTCTGTCAACATCACTCAAGGCAAGATTGTTGCTGAGGTGATGGACGATCCAAATCAACTGTTCATCATTCAGAACGACGGCACTTCAACTGCTGCTGATTATGGCAAGAACGCTGATATCGTCGTTGGCACAGGTAGCACCACTACTGGTGTTTCTGCTAACGAGCTCGATACCAGTTCAATTGCTACAACTGCTGCGTTGAACCTGAAGGTCATAGGTCTTTGGGATGTTCCCGGCAATGCTGTGGGCGCTAACGCTGTCGTTGTGGTTAAGATCAACGAGCACCTGTACGGTAGTGCAGGCGTTGCTGGCCAATAAGGAGTAACTGACCATGGCGATTTCACGTTCACAACTTGTAAAAGAACTGGAGCCCGGTCTGAACGCTCTGTTTGGTCTGGAATATAGTTCTTACGAAAACGAGCACGCAGAAGTCTATTCTAGCGAGACCTCTGACCGTGCATTTGAAGAAGAGGTTATGTTATCTGGCTTTGGGGAAGCTCCAGTAAAAGCTGAAGGCGCGGGCGTTGCATACGACCAAGCGCAAGAAGTTTACACTGCGCGCTACACCCACGAGACAGTAGCTTTGGCATTCAGCCTGACCGAGGAAGCCATTGAGGACAACCTCTATGACAAACTCGCTGGCCGTTACACCAGAGCTCTGGCCCGTTCAATGGCTCAGACTAAGCAGATCAAAGCTGCTGCTATCCTGAACAATGCGTTCACCACCTCTACTGGTGGCGATGGCAAGCCTCTTTGTGCGACAGATCACCCAACCCTTAGCGGTCCTGATCTGGCAAACGAGCTGACTACTGCGGCAGACCTTTCTGAAACTTCTTTGGAGCAGGCTCTGATTGATATCGCAGCCTTCACTGATGAGCGCGGCCTGAAGATTGCTGTTCAAGGCACCAAGCTCGTCATTCCTAAAGAGCTTCAGTTCACTGCTGATCGTATCTTGAAGTCTACTCTGCGCGTAGGTACAGCAGATAACGACATCAACGCGGTCCGTAACATGGGAATGGTTCCTCAAGGTTACACGGTAAATCACTACCTGACTGACCCTGATGCCTTCTTCATCATGACTGACGCGCCTAACGGCATGAAGATGTTCCAGCGTGTAGCTATCAAGACTGGTTTTGAGGGCGACTTCGAGACTGGAAATGTTCGCTACAAGGCTCGTGAGCGTTACAGCTTCGGCTTTAGCGATCCTCGCGGCATCTTCGGTTCACCGGGTACTCCGTAAGAACCTTGAAGCTAAGAAAAAGGGGGGCTTGTGCCCCCCTTTTTTTGTGTATATAGTGAGAGAAACCGGGGTCATCCGGTATACCTGACAGTCCCGGCTGACGACATGCAGACAGGTATGCCCCAAATTAACTCGCATGTGAGGTTCTAAAATGGCTACAACCACCTTTTCAGGTCCCGTCGTTTCAAACAATGGTTTTACTGGCGACGTTACTGTCAGTGATTTCGCTAAATTCACCGCTATTACTACTGTTGAATTGCCTGCTGCCGCTGCTGCTAATGCAGGTCAGGTTCGCTTAATTAGCGATAATGGCGCGGGCGATAACGAGTATTGCTTGGTCATTAGCACTGGGGCCGCTTGGGTAACTGCTGTAGGCGCTGCTCTGTCTTAAAATCAGGTGACTCATTTTAAAGGAGAAACCTAATGAGCTTTAGCAATATCAAGTCCGTCACCAAGGCGGCAGATGCTTCAGCAGTGGTAGGACGCTCACGATTAGTGGGTGTCTACTTTACCAACACTGCTACGGGGTCTTCATTTGCTCTAAAAGACGGCACCACTTCTGGCGGAACTACGCTGTTGTCAATAACCACTCCTGCCGTTGCAGGGGCTACAGACCTGTTTATCCCAGACATGGGCATCTTATTTGAGACAGGCATTTATATTGACGTAAATGATGTTGAAGTCACTAGCGTGACGTTGTTCTTTGAAGGAGGTGATCCTCAATAATGGCGACAAAGAGCAAAAAAGGCATGGGCATTAAAACCTCCGTAAAGTCGGGCAATTTCCGCGCGACAAAGAAGGGGGCAGGCATGACCGAGAAAGGTGTGAAAGCCTATCGGAAAGCCAATCCCGGCAGTAAGCTCAAAACCGCCGTCACAGAGAAGAAGCCCTCTAAGTCACGTGCAAAGCGCCGAAAGTCGTTTTGTGCGCGATCTGAGGGACAAATGAAGCAGTTTCCAAAAGCCGCAAAAAACCCGAACAGTCGGTTAAGGCAGGCTAGGAAACGCTGGAGATGCAGATGAAGAAAAAGGCTGCAAAGAAGAAGGTGGTCAGAAAGGCCACTGGAGGCGCAGTTAAAAAGTCTTCAGTTAACAAGGCAGGTAATTACACCAAGCCTACTATGCGAAAGCAGGTGTTTGAGCGCATAAAAGCAGGTGGCAAAGGCGGTAAGCCCGGCCAGTGGTCAGCGCGCAAAGCCCAGATGCTCGCTAAAGAGTATAAGGCTAAGGGTGGAGGCTATAGAGACTGATGGCACTTAAGAAGTCCCAAAAGTCACTTAAGTCTTGGACCAAGCAAAAATGGCGGACTAAATCAGGAAAGCCATCGACGCAAGGCTCCAAAGCCACAGGTGAGCGATATTTGCCAGAAAAGGCGATTAAGTCGTTAAGCAGTAAAGAGTATGCAGCGACCTCCCGTAAAAAGCGGGCGGACACTGCCAAAGGTAAACAGTTTTCTTCGCAACCTAAAAAGGTGGCAAAGAAGGTCAAAAGACATCGAAAGGTGAGGTGAGATATGGCAGGTCGTGGAATGGGTGCGGCAACTCGAGGCGGTGGATGTGTAGGTTCAGGTCCTCGCAACAAGGTTATCAAAGAAACCAGTAAAACCACTGGTCCTGTAATGATGGCTAAAGGCGGTGATGTCAAAAAGAAGAAAAAGAAAGGCTTTCCTGATCTTAACAAAGACGGAAAGGTTTCTATGGCCGATGTTCTTCAGGGTCGCTTAGGTAAAGGCGCTATGAAAGGTGCTAAAAAGGGTTCTAGGGCTATGGGAGCTCTTTCAGGCACAGAGATAGGCATGCTTAAGAAGAAAATGAAGAAGCCCCAAAAGAAGATGGGCGGCGGCATGATAAAGGGCTATAAGAAAGGCGGTATGGGCTACAAGTAATGGCCAAGGGTGTTAATCACTATTTTAAGGACGGAAAAGTCCACCGTGGAGGGATGCACAAACATCCCAATGGCACCCTTATGACAGGCAAAACGATGTCCAAAACATCGAAAAAGCTCTATCACTATGGCGATCTGTCAAAAGCAGCCAAGAAAGTAGCCCGAGATCAGTGGAGTAAATAATGGCCACGTCAGGAACAACAGACTTTAATCTGGCGATTGACGACCTCGTAGAAGAGGCGTTCGAGCGTTGTGGGATGCGGATGACAGCAGGTTATCAACTAACTTCTGCTCGTCGTTCTTTAAATCTGCTGTTCTTGGATTGGGCTAACAGAGGGCTGAACCTCTGGACTATCGAAGAGACCACGGCTTCTTTGAGCCAAGGTGACACCACCATTACGTTGCCCACAGACACTGTAAACGTCTTGTCTGCGGTTATACGGCAGACAATCAACGGGCAGCAGCAAGATATCAGTATTGATCGGATTGGCAGAGAGGTTTATCTGGACCTTCCTGATAAGCTCACGCAAGCCCGTCCTGCCCAGTATTATGTTGAGCGCAGTAATGCTCCCAAGGTTTATCTGTATCCCACTGCTGATACAGGCTACACCTTTGTTTATTACCGCATTCGTCGTATTCAGGATGCGGGAGACTATACAAACACTTCAGACGTTAACTTCAGGTTCTTGCCCTGCCTAGCGTCTGGACTGGCCTACATGATCTCTCTGAAATATGCACCAGAGAGAGCAGGGCCATTAAAACAAATTTATGAGGAAGATTTCCAGCGCGCTGCGATGGAGGATCGGGATACGGCAAGTAGTTTCTTTATTCCACAAGTAGGGTACTAAGATGGCGTTTGCTACAGGCAAATTCTCTTACGGACTATGTGATTACTGCGGACAACGGTATCCATATCAGACTCTGCGTAAGAATTGGAAGGGGTTTATGGTATGCCCCGAGGACTACGAACCCAAGGCTCCCCAACTGGAGCCCTTAAAGTTTAGCGGAGATGCTATTGCTCTGTTAAACCCTCGGCCAGATAGGACAGAACCTTTGACGGTGGTTGTCAATAATACGGGAGGAGATACTCCCTTTGAGACAGCACCGGACTCTATGCAGCCTGCCCCAGCAGCTATGGCAGTTGAGGGAGTAGGTGAATTAGGCAGTGTTACCGTGGTGATTACATGACATACGATGAGCTGGTGACAAATATAAGAAATTACACTGAGGTGGACAGTAATGTCTTCTCTAACAGTGTGATTAATACATTCATCACAATGGCCGAGAACAGGATTCTTAGGGACATTGACCTCGATGTATTTAAAAAAGAATCAACTGCTTCTATGACCAGTGGTGATCGTTTTTTGACAATGCCATCGGACATATTGACGCATCGATACCTGATATTTACTGATGCAGCAGGAGATCAGATATTTTTGGATTTTAGGGACAATTCTTTTATTAAGGAATATTGGCCTGATTTTACCGAAGCCGGAGTACCAAAGTATTACTCGGTTTGGGATGAAAGCAACTTTTGTATAGCGCCGACACCAACCACGACTTACTCAGTGCAGCTGGGTTACATCTACAGACCGGCACAGCTTTCCTCAACGAATACAACAACTTGGATAAGTAATAAGGCTCCTGAAGCATTGCTTTATGCCACTCTTATTCAGGCGTATAGTTATACCAAAGGACCTTTAGATATGGTCCAGTATTTTGAAAACAGCTACAAGCAGGCTGTTCAAGGCCTTGGCATTGAGCAACAAGGTCGTCGCCGCCGTGATGAATATCGTGACGGTATGATTAGATTACCGATTAAATCAGAGAGTCCCGGCCCATGATCCAAGGCGTTCAAACGACGTTTGACAACGGTTTTAAAATAGAAGTTAAAACCACCAGTAATCGGGGGTGGACGCCAGAAGAGTTAGCAGATCGCGCTCTGGCAAAGTTAATTTCTGTGAGTGACACTGCTGATGAGCAGGTCAAAGCACAGGCTCTGGTATTTAAAGAGCAAATTAGAGAAGTTTTGGTGTTTTACATGAAAGAGGCCATCAAATCAGATAGGACCACTGTTTGTGCAGAACTCGAAAAGCAAGGCCAAAATGAGTTGGCCAACATAATCCGTAAACTATAGGAGAGGCCCCTTATGGCTATTACTCAAGCAATGTGTACGAGCTTCAAAGTGGAGCTTCTTAACGGTATACACGCATTTGGAACAACTGTTGCTCGTGGTGGCACCACTGCGGACAGCATGTACATTGCCTTGTACACCAGCTCTGCAACTCTGGATGCTACGACTACAGCGTACAGCGTGACTAACGAAGTGTCCGGCACAGGCTATTCTGCTGGCGGAAATGCGTTGACAGCTGTAGCGCCCACTAGCTCTGGCACTACAGCTTTTACCGATTTCAACGACACTACTTGGTCAACTGCGACTATTACTGCCAGAGGGGCTTTGATTTACAACAGCACTCAGTCTAATAAGGCCGTGGCTGTGCTTGATTTTGGTGCAGATAAAACGTCTACCGCAGGTGATTTTACTATTGTGTTCCCAACTGCGGACGCTAGTAACGCGATAATTCGTATTGCGTAGAAGGTGCTAAATGGCTGACGTTATTGTCCCATTAGGCGGGTGGAACTACGGCACTTGGGGTGCCGGAGAGTGGGGCAACAATAGCCCAGCTATGCCCTTGGGCACTGGGCAGGTAGGGAGTGTTACGGTATCTGCGGATGCTTTAGTATCTGTTACAGGTATCTCTGCAACAACCGCTCTTGGCACTGCTGCTGCTCAAGCTGACTCTATTGTAAGCGTTACTGGTGTATCTGCTACCGGCATAGCTAATTACACTGTATGGAACGAGACTGTTCGTTTCGATGGGTGGGGTCGAGGAGCTTGGGGGGATGGTTCTTGGGGTACTTCTTTAGGACTCCAAGCCTCTGGACAGATAGGCTCAGTAACAGTCCAAGAGGGAGTAAGCGTATTTCCCACTGGGCTGGAATCTACCACTACTCTTGGTAGCGTGGTTGCCAATGGTGATGGAGCGGTTGAGGTACTTGGTAACGCCGCTACAGGACAACTTGGAAGTCCGACAATAACTGGCGACGCTATTGTCGCAGCCACAGGTGTATCGGCCACTACTGCACTAGGAACAGCTAGTGTAGCGGAAGGCGTAGGTGTCTTTCCGACAGGGGTCTCAGCTACTGGTGCTGTCGGTGATGTGATCATTGCAGAAGCCTATGTCTACCCAACTGGTGTAGTAGGAACCACTGGATTAGGAACAGCTTCAGTAGAAGCTGATGCCACTGTAAATGTTACTGGGGTATCAGGAACGACTGCCCTTGGTTCTGCTACTGCCCAAGCAGGAGCGATTGTTTCTGTTACAGGGGTTCAAGGTACAACGGCTCTTGGATCTGCAACTGCCAGAGGCAAGGCAAAAGTATACCCGACTGGGGTACAGGCTGTTGGAGAAGTAGGAAACGTATTGATATGGGGAGAAATAATCCCCAACCCCGGCACCAGCTGGTCAGAGATAACGCCTACCACAGGTACAACTTGGACGGAGATAGCCGCATGATAAAAGTAAATGAAGCCAAAAGCATAGATGGCGTGATCGACCCCAAGCACGAAATAGAGATAGTTTGTGCAAATTGCGGGTTTGACCTTGATGAGTCTGAGCTAGAAGCCGATACTTGCTCTGATTGCGGTCAGTCTTTGTCTCTGAAACAAAGCACCAAGATATATGCAACCAGCGTTCCCGCCGCAACAGGCGATGCTTCGTTATAGTCACTGGAGATATAGATGGCTACTTATGTAAATAATTTAAGGTTAAAAGAAATCGCCACAGGTGACGAGAGCGGCACTTGGGGCACGAGTACAAACACCAACCTTGAGCTAATTGGTGAAGCTCTTGGTTACAACACTCAGGACGGGTTTGCTACTGACGCTGATGCTACCACCACGGTAGCAGACGGTGCGGCTGATCCGGCCCGTGCGCTTTATTTCAAGGTCACATCTAGCGCGACCCTCACGGCTACTAGAACGCTGACCATTGGGCCGAACACGGTTTCTCGTGTCATGTACATAGAGAACGCTACTACTGGCAGTCAGTCCATTAACATTTCACAAGGCTCTGGTGCTAACGTAACCATTGGGTCTGGAGAAACCAAGGTTGTTTACTTAGATGGTGCGGGTACAGGGGCAGCAGTTGTTGATGCTAATGCTAACGTGCCGTTGAACACTGTAGATTTAACTTCCGATGTTACAGGCACACTTCCTATCGCCAACGGCGGTACAGGTTCTACCTCAACTACTTATGTCGATCTAACAACTAACGTAACAGGCACTTTGCCTGTCGCTAACGGTGGTACTGGCATAACCTCTCTTGGTTCGGGTGTTGCTACTTTCTTAGGCACACCGTCTTCAGCCAATTTAGCTTCTGCGGTCACAGATGAGACAGGTTCTGGTGCATTAGTATTTGGCACTAGCCCAAGTCTAACTACTCCCGATATTGGTACTCCGAGTGCAGGTGATTTGAGTAACTGTACTGCTGATGGAACCAATGAGGTCGGTACGAGCAATGTGTCACCTGTTGGAACCAAGACAGGCTCTTATACCTTAGCTACAGGCGATGTAGGTAAATACGTTCAGGTAGGTTCTGGCGGTAGTATTACTATACCAGATGCGACTTTTTCCGAAGGTGATGCAATCAGCATTTTTAACAACACCACCGGAAACGTAACTATTACTTGTTCCATCACTACAGCTTATATTGCGGGTGTTGACAGTGATAAGTCGAGTATGACTTTATTGACCAGAGGCGTCGCTACCATATTGTTTATTAGCGGTACTGTCTGCGTCGTATCTGGATCAGTTTCTTAATAGGAAAAAGTTATGGCTGGCATAATGCTCATGCTGGTAGGCGGTAAGGGAGGGGAAGCTCCTGTAAATACTGTTGCCCCAGCATTAAGTGATTCGACCCCCGAATACGATCAAACGATAAGTGTCAGCGACGGTACTTGGACAAGCATTACTACCCCTACTTTTACCTATCAATGGAAGAGAGGTGCCTCTGACATTAGTGGGGCTACTTCTAGTAGTTACACTGTTGTTTCCGATGATGTAGGGCAAACTTTGCGGTGCGTGGTCACCGCTACAAATCCTTTCGGCAGTACACTCGCTAACAGTAACACCTCTTCTACTGTAGTTGCTGTTGCTCCGGATCAAGTTTCTACCCCTACAGCAGTAGGGGGTGAAGAACAAGCAACTGTTACTTGGACAGAGCTTTCTTTTCCTACAGAAACAGGTGGTATTGCACTAGACCGATATCAAGTTTTACCAAGTCCAGCCACAGGTGGTGTTCGTAACGCTAGTGGCTCACCTTTTACAGTGACAGGACTTACCGGTGGAACTGCCTATACCTTCACAGTTAGAGCAGAAAACTCTGTCGCGTCTGGCGCATACAGCTCTGCATCTAACTCTGTGACACCCACTTCGCTACCTATCGGGTTATTTATGGGGGGATCAGATTCCGGAGGCTCAAAATATGCCACTATAAACAAAATAACAATAAGCAGTACAGGTAATGCTACTGATTACGGAGATATTGTAAACTCCATAAGTGACCTAACTTCTGCCGCATCAACTACGCGGGGGTTGGCTGCGGGGGGAAGTGCGTCGGGAGCTACTTACGCTAATTTCATAGACTACGGAACCATAGCTTCTTCAGGAAACTGGTCGGATTTTGGCGACTTAACCATAGGAAGATTCCAATTAGGCGGAGGGAATAACTCCACTAGGGCTTGTTTTTTTGGGGGCATTGACTATTACTCAACAAGCCGTATTGATTATGTAACTATTGCCTCAACAGGTAATGCCACTGATTTTGGTGATTTGGCCGACCACGGTTATGGTTACGGTAGAAGATACGGAGAATGTATATCTAGTCCAACTCATATTCTTTATATGGGAGGAGAGTCTGGTTATGATGGTCAAGGTTTTTCTGACTTCCAAAGAATAACTACCGCCACCACAGGAAATTCCTCGTCTTATGGTAGTTGCGCAGCGGCTTTTGCGGGATATAACTGTGGAGGGTCTAGTTCTACTAGAGGGGTTTATCAGCCGAGTAGCACTTCTGCTCTAAATTTCACAAATACTATAAATTACAACACTTTTTCTACTTCTGGGTACACTGGAGATTTTGGCGACTTGCTCGTAAACACTTCTGGTATGGCCGCTTGTAGCTCCACAACTAGGGTGACATTTGCGGGCGGTCGTATATATTCAGGTGGTTATTCTGACCAAAATGTAATCCAGTATATCACTATATCCACAACAGGAAACTCAAGCGACTTTGGTGATTTGGTTGGTGATAGATTTTATCTAGGCGGGTGTTCAAATGATGGCGGTGGAGTCCAATAAATTATGAAGAATAAAACGGTTTCTAACTTAGTGGACAGCAAAAAAGATTCTTATAGTTTGGTTACTAGAGAAAGTATATCTCCGTGCTTACCGCAAGATAAGCCTGAGTACAAACAAATGATTGCAAACATTGCGGAGAACCTCCCTGCGATCAGAGACGCTTCTAGTAATTTTCACAAATCTCATTCTCAGTTTATGGCAGTCACAGTTGATGTAACTGCGTTAACTCCAATTAGAGCTATGAAGTTTACGTTAGCTGAAATTGAAAATACAAAAACAGCTTTAACAGAAGCCTACTTTAATTTTAAAAAAGCTAAAATAAAACTTGAGCGTTGGGAAAGAAAGCTACAAGAAACAGAGGACTTGTTTGAAAGGCAGATGCTTGAACTAAAAATAGAAAGAATGCAAGTTGCTATGGAGCATTCTAAAGAATTAGTGGGGGGAGCGGTCAGAAAAATTAACGCGTTTATAAACCAATACAACAATCTTTTGACCCACGTAAAAAAAGAAGGGATTACAGAAGAAGAATACGAAAAAGAAGAAGTAAAGTATCACATTATGACGGCCTTAAAGCAGGCACTTATATCTGCAAGAGCGTCTGGGGGTAGGATAGATGAGGGTAATCATATTTATCTTTTTGAGCTTGGTATAAATGGAGCGCAGGCGCAATTAGAGTTAGACGCTTATCTTCATACAGAAATGGAACTTTTAAAGGAAGGTAAAGCACCTACACATGAAATGACTCTCCAATGGATGGAGGCTTTGACAGAAAAGTGGGCAGACAATCCTAGAATTTTTGCAGAAAGAAGAGGGTTTTCTTTGCTAGATAAACAAAGTTTAGTTAACTACGTTCCAGACGAAATACTCAAAGAGGTCGGCTAATGCATATAGTCGTCGGTACTCCTATGTATGGAGGGGTGTGTTGCTCAGAATACACGGAATCTATACTTAATTTTCAAGAAGCGTGTTTGGTTAATAGGATAAAATTAACGAATGTCTTTGTTGGAAACGAGAGCCTAGTGCAAAGAGCCAGAAACAAAATTGCGAAAATTTTTTTGGACACAGATGCAGACTATCTTATGTTTATAGATGCAGACCAAAAATTTAATCCGAACGATATTGCTAAAATGATTAAAACTGGTAAAGACCTCATAGGCGGGGCTGTACCAATGAAAGGAATTAATTGGTCTGACATAAAAAAAGGAGCAATTCGTAATCATCCGGACCTTAGTAAACTAACAGGCATATTTAATGTTAATGAGCTAGAAGGTCATTTTATGCAAGACCCAAATGAGCCGTTTCAAGTTAAACATATCGGCACTGGTTTTATGCTCATAAAAAGAGCCGTTTTTGAAAAGTTAAAACCTCATGTTGGTTGGTATGTAGAACGGCAGTGGTCAGGGACTGTTGCAAAACCAGATAAAACATATGATTTTTTTAAAGTAATAAATGTAGATAATCAACTATTGTCTGAAGACTATAGTTTCTGTCATTCGTATAGAGAGTTGGATGGAGAAGTTTGGCTCGCCCCGTGGTGTCAACTAGGGCATATGGGGGCATATTTATTCACAGGACAATACGCTTACCAGCACGAGGTGGAAAATGCCGCATCAAGTAATAAAGTACACTTTGAACGCAGATGGGGCGCAGCCTGAGTTTTTATACACGGGAGAGAATCAGGTTATAGGAACCTGTGCCGTTCCTTCAGGTGACCCTTCACCACAAGATTTTTATTATGTAGGTATCTCCAAAGACGGAGCCAGCGGTGATTTTTCTGTTTTTGCTACAAAAGTTGATTTGCAGAATTACTTACAAACTAATGGAGAAGATTGGGGCGAATGGGAAGAGGCTCCTATTGAAACAGTACCAAATTCTGGGGTGTGGATACCGTTTGATCCAACTGCAACTGCAAACGAAATTTGGGCTAGGATGGAGGCCCTAAACGGTTAAGAGCATGCGCTGTGATTCACGTCTTTGTACTGATAATGACCATAGGTGGCGTCGAGGTAGCTAACGATGACTGTCGTGAGGCTATGTGCTTCCGTAGTATCGACACCTGCAACGAGTTTGCCGCCAAACTAAGACGTAGAGGTTCACCCAGTACCTCTATAGGGATCACAGCGTACTGCAAGCCAATACTGGTAGACCCGACTCAAGACGGGGTGAAAATCTACTAATGGCCGCAGAGATCGTAGCAGCAGTACAGATATGCGCCTCTGCATACCGCTTCATGAAGACGGCGGTCAATGAAGGCCGAGAACTTAGCGATATGACTAGAGCTTTAGGCAAGTTCTGGGATGCCCGAGAAGAGGTCAGCGTTTTAGAACAGAAAGCTACTAACCCCAGCAAAATAGAAAAACTGTTCGGTGGTAAATCGGTTGAAAGTCAGGCATTAGAGATAACGCTTCAAAAGCAAAAAGCCGAGCAGCTAGAGAAAGAACTGAAAGACCTGTTCTACTGGACGGGTAACGCAAATCTCTGGCATGACATGCTCAGAGAGCGGATTAAAATACGGAATATGCGTATAGCTGATGCTAGGGCTAAGGCGCAGT